AAGGAACCAGATGGATTTGCTAGGTTTGAATTTAGTGACAAGTCTATGGATGGATATATTCATTGCTCATCAGGTGCAAAGATACAGTTTAGAGGATTTGCTGGTGCTAAGTTGACTGGTTGGCAAGGAGAGGTGTCAGGTAAGTCAGCAAAGCATGGAAAGATATCCTTAGGACCTATCAATCTATTGATAAGGAATCATGTTGGTGGTAATAAAATGGTACCAACTGGTGCAGCAAGGTTTGTTACTTCCAATAGGCAACAGGCAGAGAAGGATATATTCTGTGGATTTCATAGATATAATCCTGGTGCTAATGATAAGAAAGTATGGGAGACTATTAGATCAGCAGAACCTGTTTGGTTATACTCTAAGTGGCAAGTGGTTAAACTATTTGATACTATTAGGACTATTTCTACAAAGAAGAAGAAGGATCAGTTAGTAGAGGACATGCTACTGTATGCTTTAAGTATGTCCAGTCTGTCAGCACCATACTATAAACTATCCGATTGATAAAGTGTCCACTCATTTCCCTATACCCCTAGAGATACTGCTATAATAAAGACATGGCAAAGAACACTCACCTAGAGCACCTAGAAGATGATATATTCAACAGTGGTACTGCTGGTGTAACAAATTCTATTAACTTCCTGAAGTCACTTAGAGATATGCTGACTGAAGGTGATGGTGGTAGTAAGATGAAGGTCACTACCAAATGGGATGGTGCACCTGCTATAGTATGTGGTAGGAATCCACAGGACGGTAGGTTCTTCGTTGGTACCAAGTCAGTATTTAATAAGACCAGTCCAAAGGTCGTATATTCAGAAGCAGATGCCGATAGATTGTATGCTGGTTCGACTGTGGGGTCGATCCTTAAAGATTGTTTACAGAGACTATCCACTCTACCTATTCAAGGGGTGTTACAAGGTGACTTGTTATATCAAACAACACCTTCAGTCATAATGCTAGAGAGCAAACGCACTTATAGTTTTAGACCTAATACTATTACCTATACTATTCCTGTTGACAGTGAGTTAGGTGAGAGAGTAGGTAAGAGTAAGATGGGTATAGTATTTCACACTGAGTATACTGGTAGGACTATGGCAGATCTATCAGCAGGATTTGGTGCTGATGTAAGTAAGTTACAAGGTAAACCTGACGTTGCAGTATTCTCCTCAGAGTTTACTAACGTGGGTGGTGCTGCTAACCTATCACAGGTTGAGAAAGCAAATGTAAATAGGACTATAATGGCTGCCGAGAGAAACCTCAGACAGGGACAGTCATTCATTAAGAGTGTCCAAGGTGTAGGTAAAGGACCATTTACATTACCTGCATTGTTTAAGGTATACTTTAACCAAGTAGTAAGAGGTGGTGTTGTCCCTAGTGCTCAAGTAATGTCAAAGAATTTCTGTTGTTTCATTGAGGCAAAGTATAATGCTGAGATAGCAAAGAAGAAGACTGGTAAGTCTGTACTTGAGTGGAGAAAACGTAAGGGGGAAGCTATTAAATACCTAAATACTAACAGGACGGTCATGTACTCAGCACTTGATGGGTTTAAAAACCTGATGGATGCTAAAGTTATGATCATAAATAAATTGACACAGATAAAAAGTGTTGGCACATTCCTTGAAGAAGAGAATGGTTTAAGAGCAACTAATCCTGAAGGGTTTGTCGCTATTAAAGACGGTGCAGCACTTAAACTCGTAGATAGACTGGAGTTTTCCAGAGCTAACTTCACAGCAGCAAAGGATTGGGGATGAATTTTACACAATTTTTAAAAGAAGCAACTAAAGCTAAGGGTAAGACTGCTGCTGAAAAGAAAGCAGAAGCACAGGAGGCTGACAATCATGTTGCGATTACTTTTGGGAGGTTTAATCCTCCTCATGCTGGTCATGGCAAGCTCCTCGATGCTGTTAAATCGCATGGTGGAGACTCAGGTAATTATAGAATCTATCCGTCAAGGTCACAAGACCATAAGAAAAACCCCTTAGGTGCTGACCAAAAGGTTGGACACATGAGGAAGTTATTTCCTGGTCATAAGGATGCTATCCAAAACAATGAGGCACATAGGAATGTCTTTGACATACTACGTGACTTAAATGATGAGGGTAAAGAGCATGTAACTATGGTAGTGGGGGATGATCGTGTCAAAGAATTCGAGAAGATCACTTCAAAATACAATGGAGTGCACTACGATTTCAAAACTATTAATATCAAGTCTGCTGGTGCTAGAGATCCAAATTCTGAGGATCCAGTCGAGAAGCTAAGTGCTAGTGGTCAGAGGAAGCATGCTTCTGGTGACGACTATGATAGTTTCCATGCTGGTCTACCTCAAGGTACCAGTAAGAAGTATGGTAAGACTTTAATGTCTGATGTAAAGGCAGGTATGGCACCTCCTAAGAAGGACAAGAAGTCATCTAAAAAGAAATCTGTTAAGGAATCTGTCTGGGAGTATGCTCCTAAGTTAGATTACGATTCATTCAGAGACTACTATATGCTTAACCAGATATTTAAGGTCGGAGCATTGGTAGAGCATGACGACACAGGATTGCGTGGTCATGTGGTACATCGTGGAACCAACTATGTTATTATGAAAGATGACCAAGACATTGAGATCCGTGCGTGGTTGAAGCACGTTACTGAAGTAACTGAGTTGTCTCCTGAGCAGGAGTTAGCACAAGATACCAGTAAGGACCAGTCTAATTACTCTGCTGACGATGGTAGTGGTAATACTTGGAAAGCTGGTACAGATACATATAGAATAGCACTTCAAGATATGACCCCTGGTCAAGGGGTCAAGAAGTTTTCTGACTTCAATGCAGAAATCAGAAATAATAAATAATCACGTATAGAAACAACCTTTCTTTCTGGACAAAGAAAAATGAATTTAGAAATGCTAGTATCATCTGCTCTTATGGAGTATTCCCAAGTGGAGCAGCAGAGAATCCTTTTAGCGTTGGAAGAAGGAGCAACCCCTCCAACCCCACGTATCAAGAGAGGACTTGAGAAGGTGATGGAAGTCTTCAATACATGGGAGCCTATCGTAGAAGGATATGCTGGTTTCCCTGTAGAAAGAGATCATATCGATAAGAAGAAGCGAGAGCACGACAAGGATAGAAACATTGGACGTGTTGTACGTGACTTCGTTATCACTGGTAAGAAAGCTGACGGACGCTACATTGTTGTCGGCAAAAAAGGAGAGAAAACTGCTAAAGCACCAGAAGATATGGGCTTGACTGCTGTTAAAGAAGGTGTAGGTATCGATATAGAGATACTTCATCAACAGATGTTAACTGAAGCAAAGAAAGCCAAGAAGGTGAAGAGATGGTGGGATGATGACGGAGATGGCAAGGGCTATGAGAAGCATGAAGTCAAAAAAGAATCCGTAACAGACCCAGATCTTATAAATAAACTACGTGCCTCTGGTATATTCACCGAAGAGGAGCTTAAAAAGATAGCGGAGACTGACTATGAGTAATCCCAATGGGAAGTCTGCACAGGATAGCTATCTGAAAACCAAAAAGAAGGGTAACATCACGGTTAACCCAAAGAAGGAGGATCTAATGTCCGAATTGTATTCAAAGAATTTAAAATCTGCACTTCAAGAGATAAAAGAGAAGGCAGTTACAGCAGCAAATACAACAAAGCAAAAAGAAAAAGTCAAAGGTCAAGAGAAGGTACAGCCTGCTACACCATGTGCTGAAACCAAGGAACCTATTGATGATAGTGCTACTAGAGCAGAGATACAGGAGCGAATGCGTCAGCGTTTACTTCAGTTAACTCAAGAGCATGACAGTAAGTATATGATTGACCCTAAGTAAGGTTATATATAGAGTAACCTACTCATAGTTGATCATGATTAACTTTTTAATGCCTATCGCTATTAGCATAATAAACAAGGCTATCGATAGAATCCCAGAAGATCTGGACTCAGTAATAAAAGATTTTGTTATTAAGATACTTAAGAAGGCAGCTGCCAAGACAGACAACAAAGTGGATGACGAGCTAGTCGCTGCTGTTGCTAAGGCACTGCTTGAATCTTAGTGCTTATAAATAAATTATAGGAAAAATTATTCTCAGAGGAGAAACAAATGGCAGTCTTTGGTACAATAGACGCTGCTACGTTTGGAAATAATGTCGCTGTCACGAATGGTGATGCTACTGTAACCAAGAATGCAGCAGACTCAGTTAACGTAGGAGATATTCTAGTATTAAATAGCGTTAACTATCTCGTAAGAGAAGTAACAAGCACAACCGCAATCGAATTACACAAAGCATATGCAGGTAGTACCAATGGTACTCTTTCAGGTGCTGTCAGACGTACTGCACCAAAGGCAGTCGCTGAGTATGTAGTTAAGGGTGGTGACAGTGTAA